TCCATGTATTCAATCGGATGCTCGCGTGTAGAGCGATCCGCTCCTTTGTCTCCGTAGCTTCACCACGCGCATGATATCCGAATACATTTGCAATAACAAGAGTACCAGCAGCGCACGTCACGTCACTAGCACCACAACCCATTCGCAACAGCTCTACATCATCCACACGCCAAGAACCCTCATCATGACCATAGCTGCGCCATTCTTCCCATTTGGTTCCTTTGGTAGCAAAGGCTGTGGTCAACCTCATACGTTCGGATGATAGTCCATGACTATACTGAGAGAACCTGAATGGGCCTTCACCATCACGAACTGCACGAGGGAAATACCAAAGCTTCCATGCATCATGCCAAGTGTCTTGATGCAATACCTTCTGCACATCATTATCTTCAGGGCCATTGATCACTCGCTGCGCGAATGCAGTGCGCGACAATTCTTCCGTGATCGTGCCTTCAGAATATCCTGTGACCTCAGATAGGAATGGTGTGATCTTATTCAACAGTTCTGTGCAGTTTTCAAACCAACGACGACCATAAGCCATATTGGTTTCATTTTTTGATAGCGCAGCAGCGGGAGATGATAACTCCCGCTCTAATGCTTCCTGCTGTTCTTGCGTCAGACCAAGCTGGTCTGCATGGAATACATGAATACCAGTGCCAATACAACTTTCAGCATCTAGACCAGGTGCTGGCCGCAGATTAAGACGACACCTATGTGCGCTACGACCTAGATAAGCACGAAGCGCATGAACAGTAGGATCCAATTCATCACAACCATTTAGCAGTCTAATATCTTTAGTATTAGACATAAGCTGCTCAGCTTGCCAAGCACCGCATCCAAAAGCCATCAATGATTCCTTCGCAATGTTCCAACACTGCGTCATATGATTAGCCATCGATGATGCTTGTGCTAGCTTCATCGCTTCGGTATGACCGCCAGTCACAGGTGTGACTGCGTCATATTCATTCCAGACGTCGTGGCGCCCGATTCTCATTCAAGAACCTCCAGATTAGGGCAAAATTCTTTTGCCTCTTCGATGAAAGTGAAATCATCTGCAACTGCTGGATAACTACCATCGCACCAGCTGGGCCCGATGAACGTCACCTTCTTCTGCGGATTGAACAGCAGCGTACTCATCACGAAGCCTGATGGAGCAGCATATACATGGTCAGCTTCAAGGATCGTAAACCAATCCTCATCTACGTCGCCAGCGATGTCATCCTTTGGTGGTACCAGCGCATCAAGCAGGTCTCGGCTATCAGATAAAACATATACCTTATGATCTGGATGACGTTCCTTTGCCAGGTCAACCAGCTTGCGATAATTATCGACACTGGCCACAAGCTTGTCACCACCTCTTGCATGTACGACCACAGCATTTCCATGCAACTGACCATATTCATGATCACGCAACGGAAGCCAACGGATTGTGCGTTCACGCCCAAGAAAAGCTGTGCGGCCAGCGCCAGAATGCCAATATGGTGTCTTGCGAATACCCTCATGATCTTCACGGATTTCACATTGTGGATCCGTTACGAAATGTAACTGAGATGTCTTTGCACCAGGTGCATCTCCACCACTATTCACCACGAGAATAGGCTTCTCGTCATCAGCCAATCGACCGATGCCGACGAAAGCCTGCATCAGTTGCACACCCATTTGGCCTCTTACATGTACTCTCATGCTAACCCTAAAAGCTCCTCATATGTTACTTGATATGTATTTGGTTGCCCGATGGGCACAGCATTCATGCCATCAGGATAGATGAATATAAAATCGACGGTTGGGTTTTTGCACGCAAACCAAGCCATATACCTCACTCGATTTGGATTGTCATACACGCTTGCACGAGTCTCTGGACCATAGTTATTGGTACCATCAAACAGATTACTTACAGACTGCTCTGCATCTTGCAAGAATGAATCGAAGCCAATACAAAGTAAAGTCTTGGTTCCGCGCTTGACAGCCTCAGCCATAGCACACATACCAGCGTTCGACCGAGGCCTCGGATGATCACCATGCATCTCAGCAGGTTCCCAACGATCATTCTCATTCGGAATGATCACACGCGATGATGGAAAATCGCTGGATTCAATCTCAGTTATAGCGCCATCATCAATAGCTACCACATAGTCTGGTAGATCAAATATGGGATGAAACTCACGATAGATTGCATTACAACCATAAATCACTGGACGATCATTACCAAGTAATGATACCATATGTCTTAGATCGACATTCTTTCGTGACGTACCATTGCCTACGATTAGCGCAACGTCATTATTCATTTCCAATGCCCAGTCATCTTGGGATAAGCTTCCTTGATTGCACCGACCATAACCTTAAGTTCCTTGCGCCGCATACGCAGCAACAGCTTTGCATCATCAGGAGCAACGGTCTCAAGTAGCTGAATAAAAAGCTGCTCGCGTTTCATTGGTTTCACGTTGAGACCTTCAGGTGTATTCGTGAAATATACAAGCTTGTCGATTTCAGAATACAAACGACCTTCCTGATCAATAGTATCGGCCGCGGGGCGATACGGCGGATCACTATCAGGCACTAGCCATTGTAGCATCGGATCAAACGTGAACTCAAATACCATGCGGAGAGCCTTGCTATCATTCTCCTGTATGACCTTGACCTGACCAGCCTTGGTTTTTTCCTTTTCGATCTCGCTCACGATTTGAGCAAGGCTTTTAATCGCCACTTGTATCCTCCTTAGAAGTCGCTAATTGATTCTGTTAACTGACGCAGTCGCTTGGACATGAAATAAGGCATCATGGCCGAACGTGCTGCTGGTGTGAATTGTTCATATGTATCAATGCAAGCCTTCTGAATATCCTCAGGTACCAGATCAAGATCGACCATCATCTGGTTGCGCTTGTAACCGCGAAGCATTGCATCATCACAGAACTGCTCAGGTTCCATATTGCACCACTCCTCAATTTTCTTGCGAGATAGTGGACGCTGACGCCGACCAGCCACAAGTGCATCATCCTCAGTCATAAAATTAGGCACACCATCACCACGGTCACCAACCATGATATGCTCACGGCGGAATCGTTCTGGATTGTCAATAGGCAGCATTTTCTTTTGGATCGGTGCATATTGATGAACGTTTGCATACTTCTGTAGTTGTGCGAAGTCTTTGTCACCTGACAGAATCAGGATTGGTTCATTACCATCGCTATTGATAAACTTGCCGTAATAATGGCACAGAGATGCAATCACGTCATCGGCCTCAGCACGCGAGACCTGCACAACCTTGTATGGCATATGCTCGCGCAGCTCCTCCTTGATCTTGGCCATCGTATCAAACAACGTTGACCAGTCAATACCAGAAGCCTCGCGATCCTTCTTGCGATTAGCCTTGTAATGCGGAAATACTTCGCGGCGCCAATAACGCTTGTCATCACAGCAGATTACCAGCTCACCAAAATCTCTGGAGAACTTCTGCTTGTAACCACGCAAGCTATTAAGCACCATGTGGCGGACAAGATCCTCATCCACCACTTGTTTATTGTGTACCAGATGCACCATCAGATTACTGATCATGACCTGATTTAAATCAACCAATATCATTGTCTCGGCCTTTATCCATGTACTATCTATTGTACCAGGAAGCTGGCACCATGTCAATGGCTACTTGACCGCTCTCAGAATTAGCATATCTTCATTGATTCGACCATTGACAATACCTGGCTTTGTTTTGATGGATTCATATGTTTTTCCAACAGATTTAGCACCGCCAGATAATAGACGCTGGATCATCACATCAGGCTGCTTCAACCTTTTCTTTGAAGAAAGTTCTGGATCAAAGCCACTAATGCTAGTGCGATGTACAGACAACTTTGAACCTAACGGCGCGACATACCTATACACTAATCTCCTATCCACATTATAAAGCACAACTTCCGATGCGCCAATAATATCTTTGGGTTCAATGCTATTAAACATAGAGTCCAGAATTTTAGCACTCTGCAAATAACGCAGTCTTGCGACCAACTTAGCCGGGGTCTTTGGCTTCACCTTACGAGGTGTCGGAGCCTTGACATTTGCAGAACAATAAAGATTGATGGCCTGAAGCACGCCAGCATATCGAGCAAGCATATCACGCAGTTGTCTTTTTGAATAACTGCGATAACACTCAACACAATCCATATTCGTGCGGTCAAGTGCGTGCTTGACTTCTTCAATCAGACGTTCATATCTTTGTGCTTCAGGTGCCATGTCAGCAGGCTTTGGTGTATGAGTTTTGAGAAGCCCACCGACATCAACCAGCTCGCCTTGATCGATTGCATATTCGACCTTAAACATTACATCACCAACAGCATCAACCTGCACAGTTGCTTGTGTCTTAGGCTTT